CTGCGCGCATCTCTGCCTCCTGCTGCGTTACGTAAGCGCCTCTGATCTTGCCAACTCCTTTCACCAACTGAGGACGAGCTTTCAGTTCAGCAAGCTGTTTCTTGTGTTGAGGCTTCAGGCTATCCTTGATATCATCAAGAAACTTGATCATATCCAGATCCTGGTGTTCAATATATGAGAAGAGGGCGAATTTGGGCTCGCCTGCTCTAGGGGGATCCACGAAGCGCCTGTTGATGCGTGGGAAATCGTTCACATCTTTAACCAATTCATCCTTGGCCACCTGGACCTCCTCATTTGAAAGAGGTGGTTCATTGGTGGGATGGGTGGGGCGAAACGTCTTTTGGTTACTCATTTTTGATACACAAAGATAATGCATAACCCTCCTCATGAGGCTGACTCCAATAGGAACCGGGATATGAGATCGAATGAACTTGTGAAGACCAGGAGAACCAACTCCTGGATCAAATTTACAGGGCTCTCAGCTTCATTTTTATATGACAAGATTAGCATCATATAAAGGATGTATAGTGCCAAGGCGCAAATATGCTATAAACACAGTTATAATTGTTGATCTTACGATCTCCACTCAATGGTTATTTTACATCTTTTACCTATTCCGACTAGTTCCAGAAACTTAAATTCAACTTATTTACCTCAACACTTATTTAGAATTCATCTTTTGAGGTGTTACGAACGTGGTCTTCAACTTGGACAAATGTTCGTCATTCAAATCGTCAAACACCTGCATCATGTTAACCTCAAAACATTTGAGATAGGGCTCGTATATGATTGTGAAGTCGTAGTGGACGATGTGGTTAAAGAAATCATAATCAGTGGGAATCAAAGGGGATTTCTGTATGAGGACCATCATCAAGAACTTGTGAAACATTGTATGGTTGCTGATGAAGGAGAGATTGTTCATCATATTTATGAATGCGTCGTAGTGATTGTTGTGGGACGCCAGCCAGAACCCCACCTTGAAGGTGTTGGTTCCGTAGTATTCATGGTAAAACGTTCTAAAGATCTTGATCAGATACGCGGTCATGGTAGAGATCATGTTATCAGTAAGCATCCAAAGTGTGTTGTCCAGCACCCACAACCTGGCGCCGTCTGGGTTGATGCTCTTCAGGTTGTAGAACGACCAATGGGTATTCTGGTTTCCACCAATATTGAGGTAACCTATTGAGTTGTTGCGGTAGGGACCAACCAGTCCTCTCTCAATCACTTCATCCACGGGAACGCACACGAGTGACGGTATGCAGCAGTGCCTCACTATGTCGTCGAAATTGAAGGGTTTCAATTCAGGAGGTTTCATGTAACACCTCAGTTCAATCTCCCGCGACAGCCTAATAGAATCATCAGGTGTCAGAGGTCCTCTGGTTTGGGTAAGACATCCCTTATACAAAGACAACCTTACATCATTGACAGACATGTGGTCAAGGATGCGGGCGTGGGCCTTACCAGCCTTCCTGAGCATGACGATGTGTTCATTCAAGATCTTCTTATATTCGCAGATATCGACTACACCTAATAGAGCATTCCTTACTATTGATAGAGTTAACCACAATTCGTCATCATCCTCACCATCTTCGCACATTTCCTCGAGAAGAATATCAAGGGTCTCAATACATGTTATCTTAAGGTTTGCGATCGTGTTTGTTTCAAGGTTTACATGTATATGCTTGTTGATTGTTGTCATTTCCTGTTTGATGAGTGACATGGTGATGGCCGATAGGTGGTGACACTGTTGTTGAACGTATTGCTGGTGATAACTGATCTTATCCGCCTCTGTGGCGATGGTGGGCGCATTCCTGAAATTTTGAGGAATCTTGGAACGGTCTATTTTGAACTCGTTTTCACTACCTAGGAACATGTTTAGCAGGGAGCCTGTTGTGTCGGGCTCTTTCCCCTCAAGTATGGATTTCTTTTTAATAAGGCCTAGAAGGGTGCCAACCTTGATGACGTCCATATCAACGATGTCAACGGGGATGCCAGTGGCTTTTGAGGAGGCTTCACGGCGGGTTCGGTTCTTCTCGTCGTGCTCTTTCTTGCGCTTCATCTCCTCGTCGAGCTTGCGCAGTTTCTCTTTCTGCTCATCAGTTAGTTTCAAAGACATCTTTTTTAGGATCTATAAGGATGTTTAGATCAGATGATGCGTAAACGATGACGATTTGAAAAGAGGTTAAAATTAAGTGTCTAATGTTACGAACCACCACTTGTCAATCTTCTCATTATACTAAAATGGATGTTTGTGATCAATGGAAATTAGATAAATCCATCAACCCAAGGACTAATCGTAAGATCAAACCTACTGGGAAGGTATATAAGGATCTTGAGGCCGAATGTGCCAATAAATCTCCTAAACGTAGACGCGCTGGAGGACTCACAGGAAATCTCGACCAATATTCACCTAAGTGCCTCAAGTGGCGTAATAACCCAACAGTCAACCCAACCACAGATAGGAAGATCAAGATTGGTGGGCCAACCTACCAGAAACTTGAAGAAGAATGTGGCCCCCCTGACACCGCCCATTGTGATGAATGGAGAGCTAACCCAACCAAGAACCCCAAGACGGATCGCACTATCAGTCCGCGAGGCAAGATCTATCAGTGGTATCAAAAGAACTGTGGCGACGTCGCCACAGGCACTCCCTCAAAAACTCAGACCTGGTTCACAGAACGCCTGGACAAGGGACTGCGCATCAACAACAGCCTCAGAACCATCAATGCCGACCAGTGGGACATGTGCATGACCGGCACCAGCGCGCCAGCATTCAGGGCCAACTTCTCAACCGTGGCTGAGATAGGCATGGGGTCATTCGGTCAGATATACAGAGCCACCATAAACACGGGTCATAACGACGAACTCGTGATCAAAGAAGCGTACCTCAGACCCGATGAGAAGAGGATTCTGAAGAAGACAACAGGTCAGAACCAGAAGTGGGAGACGGTCCAAAAGAACTCATACCCTCACGAGAACAGAATCCTAGACCTCGTCAACCAACTCCTCTTGAGTCGTAGGTGCCCTAACTTCGTATACGTCTACAACATGGCCATGTGCGACGGGTGCAAGGTTCAACGCCTCTTCGATAAACGAAAACCAAACACAGAATCTTGCTATGTCACCTTCATGGAATCTGCAACCACTGATCTTGATCATGTTGACTTGCTTAACTTCGAAGAGCAGTTGAGTGTACTCTATCAATTACTCATAGCCGTGTACGCCATTCACCGCTACTACGCCATCTGGCACCGCGACATCAAGACCTCAAACGTCTTTGTGGACCTGGTCAAACCCGGTGGTTACTTCGAGTACGTTATTGAGGGTAAGACCTACTACGTCAAGAATACCGGTGTGGTCGCATACCTCGCCGACTTTGGCGTCTCGGAGGTTATGTCACCCCTCTACGCGTTCACGAATTACTATGGAAGTAGGAACGCAGAGGTGATGCGGTCATCTCGGGAGGTGGGCGGGAGCAACCTATACTGGAATCCTATCTCACTCTCGAGCAAGCCAACCATAGACTGGTATGACCGAACTACTGGGTCCAAAGTAAGAGGGACTAGGAATCTCATCACCAATCCCAACATCAAAAGCTCCGTGCCTATCAACCTCAACAATAACCATAAATTCCCCGCGTTTGAGTTCTTTGATGACATACAGGACGTGATTCGCATTTTTGTGGGTGGTAAGCAAGCCGCGCAACCAGGTAGACACAAACCTATGATGACACTTAGTCCTGAATTGAATTCTCTCATCGCGGACAAACAGGCGTATTTGCCCTCACTTAGTTCTGTGTATCAGATTCACGGAACTGTCAAGTACGTGTTGGCTCATGAAATGCTCGATCAGTTGTACATTAAACCTCAGTCTGTCGATAACGTGGTGGATCGATTTGTGATGTGAGCTACAGCAAACAAATGAACAGGATAGCAGGAGTTGATGAGGCCGGTAGAGGACCACTCGTTGGCAGCGTCATAGCGGCGGCCGTTATCTTAGATCCCCTCAAGACAATCACGGGTCTGGCTGATTCAAAGACCCTATCTGAGAAGAAGAGGGTTATGTTGGCAGAGCAAATACGTGAGTGTGCGGTAGATTGGGCAATAGGCGAGGTTACCCACGCGGAGATTGATGAACTGAATATACTGCAAGCGTCACTACTTGCCATGAAAAGAGCCGTTGAGAACCTGGTAATCAAACCTGACAGTGTGTTGGTCGACGGCAACAGGACACCGGACCTGAGAGATGTGCCATGTAGCGCTATCGTGAAGGGAGACGCCAAGGTGCCTGCCATCAGCGCCGCCTCCATTCTGGCCAAGGTCCACAGAGACGATCAGATGAGGGTTCTCCATAGGATGTACCCTCAGTATGGGTTTGACAGGCACAAGGGCTATCCGACGAAACATCACCTCACGATGCTGTGCGAGCACGGCCCTATTAGCGAACATAGGAAGACTTACAAACCCGTGAAGATATATTTGTAATTTATAACCCCATGGGGTTATAAAGCCTAGACTGACGATGTAAACCTCCTGTGTTCGAGCACAACACACAGAACCAAGACTCCTCATTGGTTCCTACTCCTCATTAGGGGTCGTTTATCCAAACTAAATTTCAATTTATCATCATCCTTCAAAAATGGCTTCAAATGAAAAATTTTGGATGTACGATGTGACTCAGCTGTTTAGATCGTTTGATCTTCTACCGAGTCCCGAAGACAGCCTGTCAGCCAAACTCAATACAATCACGCGACTGGCCCTAATAGTATGTATCGTAATTGCTGCATACAAGCCAGCACTCGCCTTCAGTACATTGATCCTCATCATGGTCGTTACTATGAGTGTCTACTCAGGAACAGTGGCAGACCCAACTATTGAGGGATTTGAACCAGGTCCTAACGATCCATACGGATTGACTGTTTCACATGATGCCCCTAACCCATCGGCTGGGTGTGGAACAAAACAACAACTATATGAATTCATGAGGGAGTACAACTCTACCAAGCTTCGCTCGGCGGGCGGCTATGCCGCTACCCGTTATCCAGACCTTAATAAAGTGGGATTCCCTACCACACAGAAGAGGTTCTGTAACGACGCGGTCTCTCTTGAGTACGGCCCAGACTACGTGTCGCCAAATCAGGAACTGGTCGGCGGACCAAATCCCAAAACCACGGTGCCCCCACTCGTGGCCGCTCCCTCTCACGATCTTGATTCCTGGCGTAACAATGACTTCGCAGTCCACTCTCAGATCAACAAGGAGACCAACTTTGACGCAGAGAAGTCAGGCTACAACTGTGGTATCCTCCCAACCAAGTGCGAAGACTGCATGTACGTACCATGCCAATGCAAGGTACTGCAAGGGCAGATCAATCAACGACCAGCAGGTATGATGAGTCCTGGTCTAGGTGGAAAAGACCACCCCCTCCCAGAAGTTACCATTGAGACTGATAACTCCATGGTGAATGGAGATGTTGTGGAGGGTTTCAATGGGCATATTGGTGCGCGCAGCTTCAACCACGACCGAAGCGCTATCGACCCTTCAAGTACCTATGAGGGAAGGCGCGCTGGGGGACATACGCGCACAGTCATCAGCAGCAGACGCGGTGAAGGCCGCGGACGACGCGATATCATAACAAACAGACCCCTGGGGGCTGACAGACCAGCTGGAAGACCAGGCGGCCCTGGAAGGATTAATCGTGAACAGCGGAGGCAAATCATTAGGGACCTCATCAACGAACTGGAAGATAACGAACCCAAGAAGCGCAAACCATACATCAGGCGG